GAAAACCCGGAAGATACCTCCAACCTTGACCAGAGCAGCCGGGATTTTCTGGACGCAGCCATTCAGGATTACAACGAGATGTTCCACACGAACTACTCGACGGATGGTGAACGGTTCCAGAATTACTACAAAGATGTATCGCTCCGCATGAAGAATAAAGAGCTTGACCTGCTGATCGTGGTCAATATGTTCCTGACGGGCTTCGATGCCACAACCCTGAATACCCTTTGGGTGGACAAGAATCTGAAGATGCACGGTTTGATTCAGGCGTTCAGCCGGACGAACCGTATCTTGAACAGCATCAAGACCTTTGGCAATATCGTCTGCTTCCGCAACCTGCAAAAGCGGGTGGATGCGGCAATTTCGCTGTTTGGAGATAAAAATGCGGGCGGCATCGTTCTGCTGCGCAAATATGCGGACTACTACCACGGTTATATGGATGAGCAGGGAAAATACCATCAGGGTTATACAGACATGATCGATGACCTGACGCAGAAGTTCCCGCTGACAGAGCCGCAGATCGTCGGAGAGCAGAACCAGAAGGACTTTATCGTGCTGTTTGGTGCGCTGCTGCGGATGCGGAACTTGCTGTCCTCCTTTGATGATTTCAAGGGCAACGAACTGATCTCTGAACGGGATTTACAGGACTATTTGGGCCGCTATCAGGATTTGCGGGATGAATGGCGTAACAAGAAGCACGATGAAACCAAAGAGGACATCACGGATGATGTGGTGTTCGAGGTGGAACTGATTCGGCAGGTCGAGATCAACATTGACTACATCCTGATGCTGGTCAAAAAGTACCATGACACCCATTGCGATGATAAAGAAGTGCTCATCACGATTCGCAAGGCGATTGATGCCAGCCCGGAACTGCGCAGCAAAAAGCAACTGATTGAAACCTTTATTGCAGGGGTCAACGATGTGGATGACGTGATGGCAGAGTGGAACACCTATGTGTCCGAACAGCGGGAGAAAGAGCTTGCAAAGATTATCCAAGAGGAAAAGCTGAAGGAGCCGGAAACGCGCAAATATCTGGCCAATGCGTTCCGTGACGGTGAGATCAAGACCGTGGGCACTGATATTGACAAACTGATGCCTCCTGTTTCCCGCTTTGGCGGTGGTGGCCGTGCGCAGAAGAAGCAGGGTGTAATCGATAAGTTGAAGAGCTTCTTTGACAAGTTCTTTGGGATTAGTGGAAATAACTTTAATGAAAAAGATTGAGTATACAATTACTGATGTGTTGAATAAATGGAAACTTTCAATAGCTGATAGATTTGGCAATCCGCTTATATATGACTATCAAAAAACATTATTAAAGCTTACGATAGTATTGGTTGGAGCAATTCTAGTTGTGATAAGAGGGTCAACAGCACCAGTACTGGTTGATAACAAAATGTTTCGACTTCTATTTTGTTCTGAGCCAACAGGAGATAAAACTTTTTATAATATCTGCGTAAGCATTATAGCAGCATACATATTTTATGTCGTACAAGTGTATATTCCTGAAAAGCATAAAATGAAAAAATATATATCAATCTTCTCAGAAGAACATCGATACGAAATATTTTTGCTAAACCAATATCTTTTGGCATGGGAGAAGTTTATAGATAAAGAAGAAGGAAAATGCTATTTCTGCGAATTTAGCTATGAGCTGAATCATAAAATAAATGGAGCGGTAACTGAATCAACGTATGAAGAGACAATTGAAGCACTAACAGAAAATATTGAGAGAATTATGACTCATAAATATTTTGATGAGTGCGATATAGCATATAAGGATTTTATAGTGCAGACATATCGGGTTGTAAGGGGACATTTAAAGTATATGGATGACGAATTTCCGAGATGGAGTGATAAGCCTTTATATGCAAAAGATTATCGACGTATCTATAAAGTTGTTTTTGACGATCTGCGAAGAATTCAAAGAAAATTGGAGACAATGGAAAAATATAAACTTCGCTTAATAAAGACATCCCCCTATGGGGGAAAGTCGAAAACACAGAAGTTGGCGGCGTTGTTATGAAAGGGGGATTGCACAATTTAAAATCTACTGCTATAATACTCACAGAGACTCCACTGGTTGCGTGATACTATCCTGATACTAAAAAATCAGCAAGCCACATCTAGCACAGCAATCTTATGGAAAAGTGAACATCCAAGAACAGATATACTAAACAAATTTGCTTAGCGAAGAAATAAACTTACCGAGCTCGAATAATGGAATATCTAAAAAATAAACGTGTCTACGATTGAAAAATGAGCAAAAATCGACTTCTGACATCATTTTGACATCATCTGTGGCAAAAAGCACCTGCTGGATGTGCCGGAAATGGTAGCGCGGTTTATTATCGGAGAATAATTTGAAAGCCCCGGAAAGTAACGAGAAATCGAAACTTTCTGGGGCTTTTGTGACATCGTGACATCAAAAAACGAGCTGTGACATCATTCGTTTTCGGCTTAGACGAGTGGCATCAAATCGGATTCATCCTTGGAGGAAGAGGAAGTACTGAGAGTTTCCAGCCTTGACACGAGTTCCTGCTGCTTATTGGGGTACAGATGGGCGTATGTCCGCATGACAACAGGAACAGTATCCCCTATCCGCTTGGCCACCAGAACAATAGAGTACCCAAGTTCGATACAGAGAGAAACGTGGCTGTGCCGAAGATCGTGGACACGAATGTCCGGCAGATAGGTTATCTGGGTGCAGCGGGTCAATTCTTTGTTGAGGGCTGTACAGGTCATGTAAAATACCCGGTCATCTGGGGTCAGGCCGTATAGTTTAGAACAGTAGGTACGAAATTCTTCTGCCAGCCAATGGGGGATAGGCACATTTCTGTTGCCGCCCTTTTTGCTATTCTTGGTGGGGCCGAGAATGTCTTGACCCTTTTTCCGGTGATAAGTTTTATAGATTCGCAACTGGTCATCATCAGTCAGGTCTTTCGGCAGCAGCGCCAACATTTCACCTTCACGGCATCCTGTCCAGAATAGAATATCAAATGCCAGAAGATAGGCCTCATTGCGAAATTCTTTTCGTAAAATCTCGTACTGGTCTTTTGTGATGATAAGCATTTCACCGGCGATAGAGGACCCCATGTAGCCGGCTGCATCGCACGGATTGAATTGCAGACCGTAGAATGTCTGGGCATAGTTAAAGAGGGCAGTCAACTGTGCATGAATGGTATAGAGATACGTTTCCGCATAAGGCAGACCAGTGGCTTCGCCCATCTCCTTGACCCGCTGTTGCCAGTCTCGAATGTCCAGGGCTGTGATTTCGTTCATTTTCCGGTTTCCGAGAAGCGGAACAATTTTGGTGTCAAAAATATTTCGCTTAGTGTCCATTGTGGTGCCACGGACATGATGCTCCCGGTCGTTGAAGTATAACTCCACAAAGCTGGCAAGTGTCATATCACAGCTTTTGGCTTTCTGCAGATGAAATTCCCGCTCCCACTCCTGCGCTTCGCGGCGGGTTTTGAAGCCGCGCTTGCGCTTTTGCTTCTGCGCTCCGGTGAAATCAGTATATCGAAACTGGCAATACCAAGTTCCCGTTTTTTCGTCTTTATAGCAGGGCATCGAATATACCTCCTGAAGAGTTTATAAATCCCCGACCATTTTTATAATGGCCGGGGTCTTTTTTTATTGTGGAAGAATTGCCTTGAACTGGTCTACGTTGTCGGAATTGCTAAGCAGAAAATAAATATTTAGTCCGCTGCCAGAGCGGATGCGCAGCCTGCCGTATTCGCAGACAAGGCATTTCTTGTTGTTCTTATAGCGTCGGTCGGGGGAACCATCGGCATTGACCCGGAGCCAAGTTTCTTTGACCACCTTGCTATCCGCCGGTAGATGCTCCTGATCCGTGACACAGTTGACAGAATCGACATTGAAAGAGACCTCCGAAAGGTCGTATGCGCTGATTTTGCTATTGTGGAGATAGAACACCTTATCCGGGAAAATATAAATGGACTCCTTCTTATTCAGAGCGGCCGAAAAAACAGGCACATTTGTTCTGAGAAAATAGGGGAGTGCAGGCATTCCGAGAGCTTTTTCTTCGGATACGGTTTTCTCGGCACCGCCATTCTTTTTTGCGCTGCTGTTGGTGTGGGTTTCGGGTACATAGAAAACGGCATCACAGGCAAATAATTTACGCCAGGCGTTATACCATTCTTCGTAGGCATCAAACTGTTCATCGGTGAAGTCGTATTCCAAATTTACAGGAGCAATATAGTGGGCATAGAGAAATACGATGAATGACAAAATGGTCAGGAAAAGCCGCTGCGGTGTATGAAGAACGATGAAAGCGAGCAGGCCGATAGCCCCAACGATAAGTGAGGCTTTATTGAGAAAGCAAACCCGGTTGATTCGCTTCATAAGCGCCTTGAAGTCGGAATTTTTATAGTCTGCGCGGTCGGTAGATTGAATAACTTCCGTATCTGTATATGGTTCTTCTTTTAGAGCGCTTTTTCGTGCAGATTTATAAATGGATTCCTCGGTCGAATAACTCAGTCCGGTTCCCGGGATGGAGGCGGTTTGCCGGATTTTTCCGTTCGCTGTTTTGGTGATTCGATACCCGGGAACACCCCATGAGTATCCAACACCGCTACCAGAAATATTGATGCGGAACCCACCACCAAGCCGAATGCTTTTTCTATACCTGAATCCCATATCACACCATAACCTTTCCTGTTATTTTATCACGAGCATTGGTATATGTTTCCAAAAGCTGGAAATGCAAAGTACAGATGTCATACTCTTTCAATGGCCTATCTGTAAGCCGGGAAGGAGTGATGGCACATGGCAGCATCGGATGAACACCCGAAGCACGGAGAAGTGCTGGATGAAGTTCTGCGGGACGAAATCAAGGATTTACCCCCTGAACAGATCCGGCAGGTGCTTGAGTACATCGGGCAGCTGAAGGAGCAGTAACGCATCCTTCAGCATGGGCAGGCTCCCTTATTGGGGGTCTGCCTTTTGTTCTGCATCCAGAAATTTCAGGAAGCGAACGTATTCTATAACCTTTCGCATTTCATCGTCGGTCAGGCCTTGTACACTGTCCATAAGTTGTTGCTGCATAGCATTTTTGACGTTTGATGCAGGGGCGTCTACCTCGCCGCGCAGGTAGGCCACGGACACCCCGTAGAGGTCCGCAATGATAGAAAGGTCTGCATCCGTTGGAGTTGCCTTACCGTCCTTCCAACCAGCAATCAGGGAACGACTTTTCCCACATAGGCGCGCTATAAAAGCGCCTGATGTGCCATAGTGTTCGGTCAGATCGACGATGCGTTGTACTGTAACCGTCATACGTTTTACCAGCTTTCTTCTAAGAATCTTGTGCACGGTGCTGAAATCTAACAAATGTTTGCTTTGCGGTCTTGTCCTCTAACAAGTGTTGGATTATTATATAATCACAATCAAACATTTGTTAGATTGCAAGAGCCAATGGAGGACAGGACAATGAGAACAGTAAAATACAGCGAATTGAGCCGGGCGATGCATGATTTCACAAAGCAGATTGATACGCTGGATGAGTGCATCGAAGTTGGCTTGGTTTCAGGCGAAAAGGTGCAGATTAGCATTTCGGCCAGTTGCCCGGAAGCAAACCCGGAGAGAGTAGCAGAGTTTGCAAAGCATCTGTCCGAAGTTGCAGTGGCGGCAAAGAACTTTAAATACGCCGGTTGTACAATTGTTCGATAAGGGGGATTCGATTATGACGTATGCAGACATCAACAAGGTATTCACAGCCGAAGTGAACAAGTATCTGGAGCGTGGCTATCACTTCAACACCGCAACGATGCGCGGCAGTCAGGGCGAGATCGCCCACATTGACCTGACGGATGGCGCTGAGGTCGTTCGTGTCCTGCTTCGGACCTTCACCGAGGGATGGGACAAGCAGGGTGTGGAGCTGATCGCTGGTCGCGTTCTTGAGAAGGAGCACGTTTCCCCGGATGCCGATGAGAACCACGCAGACACCATCTGGAATGACCGGCTGGAGCAAATCAGCATCCAGCGGTACTACGAAGTGAATGGTTACGGCGATTACAAAAAGTTCTATGGCACCGCAGCGGATGCAGAGACCGTCAGCAAGGTACGGATGCGCCGCTATGCACAGCGGCCTGACCGCCGGAACAAGGACATGACCAACGCCAAAACCATCAAGATCGCGGTTCCGTTCATTCGCCGGAAACTGGGCATCAAGAACGTGGATAAGAGCCGCATTGAGGTGTTCCGCACGCCGGATTACCGGTACATCATCAGCTATCGCGGCACTGGGTACCAGCTGAACAGAAAGGAGGACTGAACCACAATAGCATGACCGGAACCAACACGTTTGAAACACAGGAGGATTGACTATGTATTGCAACAAGTTTTTTAAGACCGAGGATGAAGCAAAAGCATTCCAGAAGTCCCACGGTGGGGCTCTGTACAAGAACGTCAAGCGGAGCCGCACCCGGGAATCGTACCGGGTGGAAGCCGCAATGGCTGTGCAGGGCGGCTGGATGCACGGCACTGATCTGGATGCACACCCGTATTGCGTGGCATGGAATGGCGAACCGCTGAAAGCAAGAAAGGAGAATTAAGCCATGAAAGCACTGAAAATTGAGCCGGGCAAAGCCCCGGAACGCATTAACGTTGCCAACGAACTTGCAAGCCTGCAGAGCCTCGTAGGCGGCTATATTGAGGTGATTTACCCGGATGAACGCCGCCCGGTCGGCCTGATCTGCAATGAGGAGGGCAAGTGCTGCGGGCTTGAACTGAACCGAGCGTTGTACAAGAACGGTAAGCCCTACGACATCATTGCCGGCACGTTCTTGGTAGTTGGGCTCTCGGCGGAGGACTTCACGGATCTGCGGGAAGAAGATGCAGCCTATTTCGAGAAGCTGTTCCGCTCGCCGGAAAAGTTTCAGCGATTTGCCGGGAGGCTCGTTATCTCCAAGGTGGTTTCCGGCGGGGCATAAGCCCCGCTTTTTTCAAAATCGAAAAAACCCAGTCGGTTTTTTTGGGTTTTTTTTAAAACCCAACGAAACCCAACAAAACCCAGAGAAACCCAAAAAAGCCAAGAATAAGAATAAGATTAAGAATAAGATTAGATGACTTCGTCATCATCAGCGCGGGTGCGCGCGTTATATGGCTGATGACGAGGACGAATCCAATTGATGAAGAACAGGATCATCGGTGCGGCCAAGCAGGTAGTCAACGGAACAGTCCAGTTTGTCCGCAAGCAGCATGAGTGTTTTTCCAGACGGAGGATCTTCTGCATTCTTCCAGCGCGTGACAGCTCCAGATGAGATGCCAAGCTCTTTGGCAAGCGGATTTGGCTTTGTTCCGCGGATTTCGCACATCCGATAAAAACGTTCCCAAAACAACAAATAGAACACCACCTTTTTGTGCAAAAGCATGAATCTCACAAAAATGAGAATATCGTATTGCTATCTCACTTTTGTGAGATTATAATATATCTAACAAGTGATTCATTCACCTGTTAGATGGAAAGGAAACACAACATGGAGAGATTTGTAGCACCCATGGCTACATGGGAAATTGTGGGCGGCGACCTGCCGCCTGTCCGGGTTCGTGCCCGGACGTTCGATGAAGCACTTGCAAAGGCAAGGCTTCGCAATCCCGGCTATTGTGCCGGATGGGTCGTTGAGGAGGGCTGAACCATGGAAATCAAAAACGTGCACTGCGAGAAGCAAGCGCTGGAGCTTTTCAGGATGATGCCGGACAACAAGAAGTCATCTCTCCACAATGCGTTGAGCCGAAACCTTGAGTTTACCACTTCTTGGGGACTGGAACTTGGCGAACTCCGTGCTTATCAGAACGGTGTTTACATCACTCTCCAAGGTACGCGCTGCAGTTTTTCCGTGTATGCAGAGTTGGTGAACGGAAAGCCTGTTTTCAAGCGCAAGCCCCCTGAAAGCAAGCTCAGCCTGAAATTCAGAAGCGGCCTGCTGTTCGATGCTGGAGACTTCAACGAATTCTAAACAATATTGGAGGACAAGACCATGTTTGAGATCACAGACGCCGAGAAGCTGAGAGATGCTTACACCCTGTTGGCATTCATCCGGGACGACGTTCCAACCACCACCGCCGAACAGAAGTCTGGCATGGCCGCCTTTATGGTCAGCATCAAGAAGGAGATCCGGACCTACAACAACCGCCCGGCACCTGACAGCCGCATTGTCGAGGAGCGCGGCATTGATGGCTACATTGAGCTGGTGCAGCTCCCGAACGAGCTAGACAAGGCCAGCAAGGCCGATGCAGCCGAGTGGTTCCGGGGAAACCGCTACTACGAGTTTTACCCGACGGCTTATGACTGCTCTGGGCAGCGCTTCACAAACTGGTACAAGCTGCACCGCCGCTGCGGGCACTGGTTCGCATATCATTCGGTCAGCTTTGACGTTTAATCAAAAAGGAGGACAAAATCATGCTGGACAAGAACGGAATCGAGATCAAGACCGGGGACGTCGTAAGAATCACCGGGGCGTACTTCAAGACCGACAACGCGCTCTACTTTGTGGAGCACAGCGACGGAGACCCCGACTGGTGCGGGAAAGACCATTGCCTGCTGAAGATCAAGCGCAACGGCGAGCTGAGCAAGGCCAAAAATGCGGTCTGTTTCTGGCCGATCATGGTAACGGTCAACGGCTACGAGAAGTACACCACCGCAAAGGTGTGGAACAACGAACACGCACAGATCGAGATCGTCGAGGGCATCGACAAGACCCACATCGCTGAGTATTTCCGGGACAGGGCGCAGCAGTGTGACAAGCGGATTGAGCTGTACACTTGGGATTTTGGCGCAGATAGCAACTCCGTCAAGGAGCAGGAGCAGTACAAGGGCTTTTATAATTCCGTCGTGGCAAGATTGGAGGTCTGAACAATGGATAACGTCTGTGATGAATACTTTCTCTTGTCCTATCTAAAGGAAAGCGAGCTGGAGGAAAAACACCGCGAAGAAGGGTACACGCACATGATCGTCAACGGCTATGAAGTCCGCTGGCCTCGCTTCGAGAACTTTATCTCCGCTTACCGGGCTGGCCATGTCGAATACTTCACCCCCGGCGGGCCGGAAGAAAACTGGAATCTGATTCCCACAGAGGACGTGAAATTTTAATCGCAAGAGTGGTAAACTCCCCCGCCTGATGATGACCTCCGGCACAGGTCGAAACGCCCGAAAGGGCGTCGCGGGAGCCAACCGCAAGAAAGGAAGATTCACATGAAGTATGAGATCTACCAGCTGAAAGAGGACACCATGGAGCAGGTAAAACTGCGGTTCATGGCATCCGATCAGGCCGCACAGCTGGGCGGCATCCACCGGGAGAACTACCGCCGGGTATACGGCGGTGAGATTCCGTCTGTCCCGGAAGTGGGCAGGATGCTTCTTCGCCTGTTCGCACTCTTCAACGGGTCGAATCGACCCGTTGATTTTTCTGGCCACAGCATGAGCGTGTCCGATATCGTGCGGCTCACCGAGGATGGTGCATCCAGCTGGTGGTACTGCGACCCCTACGGCTGGATGGAACTGAATGAGGAAGAATGGGGGCAGACCTGATGCGTCACTACACAAAAGCGGAGTGGCGCAAGATCCCAGAGCCCTACAAGGGACGTTGGGAAGCATCTCCGTACAACCTTGAACGAGTGAAGCGGGGCGAACTGCCAGCTGAGTACATCGGCAAACGGACAACCATCGTCAATGACGAGCATCGCGGTACGGTGCTTATCACCGAGGGCGCGCACTTCGTCATTGATGGCTGATTTCACCAAATCGAACAAACGTCCACAGAGAAGCGATTTGAACCGCATATCCTGCCGGGCAGCAAATTCCGTGCGGGAGAATAGAAAACGCAAAACAGAGCCATCGGAGCGGCTCTGAGTATTATTTCCGTTGGCTCAGAATGAACTGAAGGAAATCCGTAACCTTTTGGCGTTCTTCATCTGTTAACTCCATACGCTGCACAGCGGGGTCAACGGTGCGCCCCATAAGGAAGTCCATGGAGCAGTCCAAGTAGTCAGCGATGCGCGCCAGACTGTCGGCGGCAATCATGCGACCGGTTCGCAAGTTGGAAAGAACGCCTTTGCTCATTCCGAGTTCGGCGTACATATCCTTCAGCTGGATATTGCGTGCCTTTGCCTGAATTTTGATGTTTTCCGCAAGGGCGATAGAATCATACAAATTTTCGGTTGTCATTTTGTGTATCCTCACAAAATCCATCAATTGATGCTCAAACAGCTTGAAACGTTGCAATTGATGGATTATAATACACTTGTACAGAACAAATGTTAAGTGAAAGGGTACAGCGCTTACCATTCAGCGCGTTCCCCCAGAACCTCTCAGCAAAGGGGTTCATTCGTACCACGCAATACGAACCATGAACGTTGACCTCCTAAAGACAAGCGCCGCTGCAAAGCATAGCGGACAACAGCCGCAAGTTGGATGCTGTGCAGTTATAGCGCCGCTCCCATGACAGCTTCGCTTAACGACAGGGGAACGCGTTGAATGGTGGGTACTGGCTCTTTCATTTTATCAGAAATCTAACAAGTGTTCAATACACTTGTTAGATAAATCTTTGTTAGGAAGGAGAAAAAGCATGAAAAAGACTACGATGCCGGATTGGTGTGTGGCTGTCAAGAAAGCCATGATCGACCATGATGACATGACCGTCACGGAACTGGCAAAGGAAACGGGCTTTTCTCGCTCGCATATCAGCCAAGTCGTCAATGGTGTGCTGGTGCCGTCCGAGAACGTCCAGGGCGCAATCGAAAAGTGCCTGAACATCAGCGGGGTGGCTTACCGGAGCTAACCTACATCTCAAGTATACCAGAAAGGATGGCGTGGAAAAATGGCGATTGAAAGCCAGAATATTTACAAAAATGCGCGGAAATCTGCTGGTTTTACGCAGGAAAAAGCATCGCAGCTTTTGAACGTGTCGGTTGACAGCCTGCGGGACTATGAGCAGAGCCAGCGTCCAGTGCCAAGCGACGTAGCGAGCGCCATGTGTGATGTATATCAAGCTCCATATCTGGCCGTGCAGCATCTGCGGTTGACATCAGATCTCGGCAAACGGGTCGTGCCTGAGATCCAGTTGAAAGACCTGCCGGAAGCCGTGCTGGGCGTTCTGGCGGCGGTTCAGCGCTTCTGTGCAAAGCGGGAGGCAATGGTAGAAATCGCCGCAGATGGCCAGATCGCTGAGAGCGAGCAAGCCGAATGGGACGAAATCATGCGTTTGGCCAACGACCTGAATGTGGCAATGAACAATATGCGTTTTTCGAAAGGGGGACGGCAGTCGTGAGCAAAGAGTCGTATTTCATCGGTTGTGCAGAGGTTGCGGAACTGGTTGGCTGTGGCAAGTCCCGGGCATATAAGTACATCCAGCAGATGAATCAGGAACTGGAAGCAAGGGGAAACCTCACGTTTCCCGGCCGGGTGCCCCGGCGGTATGCGATGGAACGTTTTGGTCTTTTGGAGGAGGTGCGGGAGGATGAAAGCACAAACGCTCGTGCCGCTGGCAGCGGCGGCAGCGGCGCAGCTTCTGGTGGTCGGAAACATCGCCGCGGCGTTCGCTTTCCAGCAGAAGCTGCCGGTTGAAACGCTGGTTACGGTACCAGTGGTGGCCGAGATCGAGCAGGTTGAATGCGTTCGTCAGGACCCGGTTCCGTATGAGCCGGTTACATATCAGGTGCCGCTGGATGCGGAACTACAGTCCTACACGGAGAAAATGTGCGACCTCTACGATGTGCCCTTGGAACTGGCTTATGCCGTCATGCAGGTCGAGAGCGGCTTTACCCCGGCGGCGTGCAGTTCTACCGGGGATTATGGCTTGATGCAGATAAACAGCATCAACGCCGGGTGGCTCAAAGATAAACTTGGCATAACGGATCTGCTGGATGCCCGCCAGAACATTCAGGCTGGGTGCTATATGCTGGGTATGTATCTCAGCGAGTACGAGGGCAATGTGAATTGCGCTCTGATGGCCTATAACCTTGGCACAGCCGGAGCCAAAAAGGCTTGGTCTGCTGGCACATATAGCACAGCCTACACGGACAAGGTGTGGAACGCAATGGTAAGGCTGCTGGAAGGAGAAAGGGATGTTTCATAAAGAACGAGTGTGCGAAGTTTATGGAGCGATACGCCGATGAACGCGAAGCCAATCAAAATCTACGACAGCGGATTGAAATGCTGCAAGAAGAAAACACACGCCTAAAGGCCGTGGAACACAACTTTGGGCGTGTGTGGAGTTACTACGGTGCGGAACAGGTGAAACGGGTCGTGGAACTTATGGCTGGGAGAGAACGGGCTGCGCAGAATGTGCAGCGACAAAAGAGAGAACATGAAAACGTGATTTAAGAGATAAAACGATAGGCCACCATGCCTTTGGGTGTGGCGGTCTTATACAATTTCAAAAGTGGTGTTGCAATCGTTCGAGTTTTAGAATATAATAGACATATCAATCATGGAGGTCGCATTATGGAGATTATGTCTGCAAGAGAAGCCGCAAACAAGTGGGGCATTTCACAACGGAGAGTAGCATTGCTATGTTCTGAGGGACGAATTGCCCAAGCACAAATGGTTGGCAATTCTTGGGCCATCCCCAAAACCGCAGCAAAACCGACTGACGGCAGAAGCCTTAGATATACAATGAACGACGGAATTAAGGTAAAGCCTTTTTTAAAGTGGGCGGGTGGAAAAGGACAGCTTCTTTCGGAAATCGAAAAGTATTATCCTTTTTCTGACAGTCACATTACTAAATATGCCGAGCCATTTGTTGGTGGTGGAGCTGTTTTATTTGATGTTCTTGGACGATACGATCTGGAAGCTGTCTATATTAGTGACATAAACGCTGATTTAATAAATGCCTATACTGTCGTTCGTGACAACATTGATAGACTTATTGAGCGTTTATCGGCAATGCAAGATGAATATTTGCCTATGGATACAGACAATCGTAAAGTGTATTATATGGCAAATCGAAAGCAATTTAATGAAACAAAAACAATCCCGACAGTTGAAAACGCCATCGATCGAGCGGCATTGCTGATCTTTCTCAATAAAACGTGTTTCAACGGCCTTTATCGTGTCAATCGCAAGGGATTTTATAATGTTCCGATGGGGGCATACAAAAATCCCATGATATGCGATGAGGAAAATCTTCGTGCCGTATCGCATAAATTACAAGGTGTTAAAATTGTCTGTGGAGACTATAAAAAATCTGCTGAATTTGTAGACAATCATACTTTTGTTTACTTCGATCCCCCGTATCGTCCGTTGACCGAAACATCCAGTTTTACTGCGTATACGGAAGATTGCTTCAATGATGAGAAGCAACGGGAACTGGCACGATTTGTTGGAAGTATGAATAGTGCAGGAGCAAAGATTGTTGTCAGCAACTCAGACCCCAAGAACACAAACCCCGATGATGATTTCTTTGATGAGATTTATTCGGAACAACGTATTCGGCGAGTTGAAGCTACTCGAATGATTAATAGCAACAGTGATGCTCGTGGAAAAATAAAAGAGTTGCTTATTAGCAATTTTTAAGGAGGAGTAAATTATGCCATACGGAGAATACGCACAATGCCCTTGTTGTGGCAAAACAGCTTACGGCGAGGATGAGATAGAACAAGAATTTGGTTACAGAAATATGGGCGATGGTCGCTATATTCCGCAATCATATTGTCGGGAATGTCGCTCTGCTCACTGTGAGGCAGGGAAGCCTTGCAAAGTCAAAATATTTTGAGGAGCGAACACTATGATAAAGAATGGCAAAGGTGGAGGAAACACCAAAACAGGACTGATATTTGAGGGCGAAACGGATTTGGCGACCTTTTTATCGAAACAGCCGAGCTATTCTGTTGATGATGGGGTTGTATATTACGAGGGCAAAAAAGTCGCAAGGATATTCAAGAAATATGGATTTTATAAATTTCTTGCAGAAAAAGGCGTTGATTGGAAGAAAATAATTTCCAAGCGACTGCTCCCAGACGACAGTATTTATGTTATCATAAACAACACGCTTTTTATAATTGAATGCAAGTATCAGCAGGTCAACGGCTCTGTGGATGAAAAACTACAAACGTGTGATTTTAAGCGGAAAGAATATCAAAAACTAATGGCACCATTAAACATTGAAGTCGAGTATATCTATCTTCTTGCTGAATGGTTTAGAAATGACAAGTACAAGGATGTTTTGGATTATATTATAAGCGTAAATTGTCATTATTATTTTGAATATATTCCTTTAGCAAAATTGGGGCTGCCCGTACCGCCAAATGATGAGGAAGTGTAATTTCATGTCAAGAGATTTCGATATATGGATGTCCAATTTCCGCGATAGTATCGCAGATTACGGATACTATATAGATTTTGATAAAGTTTACAGAAACGTCGATGGAATCAAAATCGAACTGAATATTTTGAACTCGTTGATTGGCTCTAAAAACATTGAAGCGGAATTTGAAGCCATTGTTAAAAGATACCCTGAGGTGTTGAAGTGTATCCCAACACTTTTGGCTGTTCGTGCAAACGAAATATATTGCCAAGATGAAAATGGCGGGATGCTTTATCATTTTGATTGTAATAAATATCCAGTAACCGATTATAGTCAATGCGTTTACTTTATGCGAAAGACTGGATTGTTTGACCTGATGGGAAATCACCTTGTTAACAATCTTGTGGACTATGTTACTGGCGTAGAAACCGGCCTTGATTCCAACGGGCGAAAAAATCGCGGCGGACATCTAATGGAGAATCTGGTGGAGGGTTTCATCAAAAAAGCTGGCTTTATCAGAAACGAAACTTATTTTAAGGAAATGTACATCCATCAAATTACAGAAAAGTGGGGGATAGATCTATCAGCGATTTCCAATCAAGGCAAAATGGAAAAGCGTTTTGACTTTGTTGTGAAAACTCCTGGTATGATATATGGCGTTGAGACCAACTTCTATGGCAGCGGCGGGAGTAAGCTAAACGAAACCGCCAGAAGCTATAAGACGCTTGCCTTAGAGACTGACACTATTGAGGGGTTAACTTTTGTGTGGTTTACTGACGGAAAAGGTTGGACGAGTGCCCGTCATAACCTTGAAGAAACTTTTGATGTGATGCAACATATATACAGCATTAACGATATGGAAAACGGCATTATTAACGAGGTCTTCATCTAA